CCACAATCTGACGCTCTAACCAACTGAACTATAAGCACCATAATGAGTGTCTTTCTTTCCGAAAGCGATGCAAAAGTACGGCTTATTTTTGAAACTGCAAAGTGTTTCGCCATTTTTTTTGCGAAAAAGTGCATTTTCGTGCAACAAAAGGGGTAAAAACACGCTTGAGAGTGTGTAAATGTGCATTTCTTAAGCGTTAAAGTGCATCAAGGGGTTGGGGCTTGACAGTCGCGCACTTGGTCAAGAATTTCACTGGCCAAGTGCTGGGTGCGGCGGTAAGTGTATATGCCCAAAGCAGCACCAATTATGCCACCCACAACGCCCCCCACGAGTATGCCCGTGCGTTCGTCATGGCTCATGCCGGCAAGGGTCATGATTTCGTATACAAACCACGCGAACCAACATATAATGAATGGAATGCTGAAACGCAGCCATCGGGCATAGAGCATTTTCATGCGTGCCACGCGGCATGTCACTTCGGCCAAACTGCTTTGAGCAAGTTGGGCAGGCTGCACGCGGCGGTGCGTGTAAATGTTGTAACACAAGGCTGCAAGTAAAAATACGACGGTGACAATGGTGAAAGCCAACGATATGCGCAGCCATAGCAGCAACCAGGTGCAGTAGGGTATGGCCAGGACAGCCATGATGGTCACTAACAGCGCGTGGCGGTTGATGCTGCGTGCGTTGCTGTTGATAATGCGTCTAATCAGCTTGTCGTTAACGATGGACTGACTTTCAAGTTTGTCTTGCAGCAGTTGCCACTGTTGTTTTATTTCGTTCAAGGTATTATCCATGATAGTAATGCTTGTTATTCGGTAGAGGTGATGAGGGTGGAGGCATGGCCTCATTTCATGTGTTTAAGCTCTTCGCGTATGCGCACCAGGCGCACCGACACGTTCTTGGCCGTTATACCCGTAATGGCGCCAATCTCGTCGTAGGGCAAGCCCTCGAGCCACAGCAGCACCAGGGCGCGGTCGACAGGGGCGCAGTTGGTGCACCCGTTTGTAGAGCATTTGTATTTGTCGGGAGTCAGTGTCGTTGTCCTCATACAGATTGATGCTCATGTCGAGGCGTTCGGTTTGAGGCTGCCGTTTCTTCTTGCGTTCGGCCGATATGCAGGTGTTAAGACTGATGCGGTAAATCCAAGAGTTAAGTTTCGACTCCCCCTTAAAGGTGTCTATGCCTAGCCACAAGTTGATGAGCACCTCCTGAAACAGGT